ATCAGGCTGCACCTCCTAAAATGAATGGTGATAAAATAATTCTTGATATTATCACTCGTGATCTTCGTAATAATGGAGCAATTAAGAAAACACTGAGAAGAGGTAAATAATGGCTACATACCCTGACAATGCAACAGCTCCAATCACAGCGTTTCCAGTAGTTTCTACTATTACATATAATTCAACTGGGGTTACTACAGTTTTTAATTTAAATGGCACCGCTAGTTTCCCTGGTGAGGTTGCTGCGTTTGTTGATGGCATTTTACAATCAACTACTAATTATTCAACATCAAATGGGGGTGCTACTGTCACTTTTGATGAGGCACCTAACGCCTCTAATTTAACTCTGCAAACTGTATCAATACCTTCAAAGCTAAGAGCATCTCGCTCAACTTTCACAGCTCGCGCACAAGAATATTCAAATGCATCAGCAGATGTAGTTGATGGTAATACATATTTAATTAATGCTAACACCGTTTCTTTTGCTATGCCAAGTGGGACAAATGTTGCATCATCTTCTGATTTTCAGGTATTTGTATCTGGTGTTTATCAACAAGATACTGGTTATATATTTCCTTCTTCTGTGTTGGGATCACAAGGAATTGATATAGCTGATAACGCAGCTGTTAAACTGTTACTTAATTTTGCTTCTAATTTAGATGATGAATCTGACTCAAACCATGACATAATTAAAGAAGGCGGAACAGCATCTTTCACAGCTGGAACACTACAGTTTGACGGTGTTGATGACTATCTACACATTCCAGGTCAAGCAAACACTGGAACTACTGATTTTAACACCTCTGAAACTTCTTTTACGCTTGATACTTGGTTTAAACCAGATACAGGTACAACTCTAGCTTCTAATCAAACTCTATTCTCATACTATGAAGATGCTCAAAATTATACAGTGTTAAGGCTTGTAGGATCTAATTCAAATGTAGCGTACTTAGTGAGTCATGAGGGAACTGTAACAGAAATCTATGGAGGAAACTCTAATGGAGGTTCTAATTATCATGTGGCAGTATCTTTTGATCAAAATGACAGTAATTTGAGACTTTATGTAAATAATGTAAAAGTAGCTAATTCGTTTTACCAAGGTTTTTTATCTCCTAACGCAAATGCAAATGTGGGCGCGTTTATCGGTACAAGCGAAATTTACAAAGGCACAATGGAGTTTATCAGACTTTCACACTCAACTCGCTATAGGTCAGAAGGATTGCAACCTATATCAGATCCAACTTCTCTATCTGTCCAAAGCGGCTCTCCTCTAGGATCAGTTGATAAAAATGATACTCTGTCAATTAGAGTCTTTAGTACACCACAAGTTACTAATGATCGTTTTACGTCAATGATTGATCGTAAGCCTGATAATGGTATAGAATCACAGAGGCAGTTTGATGTTACTACTTTTGCCTCTCAAGCTGGATACGAAAAGCGTCGCTTAAAATCCCGCCGTTCTAAGCGTAACTATTCTCTAACATATACTGCAATCACTGGAGTTGAAAAAACTGCTATAGAAAATTTCTATAACGCTCGAAGTGGAGATTTTGAATCGTTCACTTTTGACTTGTCTCATATTAATGAAACTGGTACAATTACTACAAGATTTGCAGGTCCCCTTGATGTAAGCCAGACTTATTCTACTGGCACCAGACTTATAGATAATTATTACACAGTGTCTTTTTCACTTCAAGAGGTATTTGATTAATGAGTGCACGCGCATATGATGTAGTCCTTACTGTTAATGATGCATCAGGCTTTCAAACTACTAATTCACTTATCGGTGTTACTACAGAAACTACTGGTGTAATAGCCAATGTTAACACAACTTCAAATCAGCTAAAGGTAAAACTCAACAATCTGAAACAAGAGTTTTCCTCGTCAGAAACAGTTCAGTCTAATACTATCACTACTACAACTGCTTCTGGAGGAGACGGTCTTTTAACCACAGCTGATACATTTTTAAGTAATGTTTATTCAGGTAATGTAACTACTGCTACTGCCACAGTATCTTCTATCTCTCCTAGTGTTTTTAAAGCTGAAAAAAATGCCTTTGAACAAAACCCAATTGTAAAACTATTTACAATCTATTACCCTGGTGAGTGGTATCCACCAAATGCAGCTGGTAACCCAACAGGTGAGGGAGAAGGTAGAGCTTATCCTAATGATTTTCCTCTTCGGTTTGCAGAGATCGTAGGTGATTTAACTTCAGATATTTTGTATAATGTTTCTTATGGTGGTACAACATACATCCCTTTTCCCATAAATTCCTCTACTATTTCTCAAGGTTCTGAGGGAACAATTGAAGAAATAACAATTGACGTATTTAATGTAGATAACATTATAACCCGAGTTGTTGAAGACCCGTTTTTAGCTGGTAATAATTCTTCTAATTCAGTCCAAGCAACAGTAAATGGGGAGCTAGTTCACGGCATTGACCCCCGTACTGTTCCAGGGACTGTTTCAAATCCTGACGGTCTCAATTTTGATCAATCGATTATTGATTCTGTTTATGGAACATCAAATGCATCTTTTACTAGATCTGAAACTCTTGCAGTTGGAGGCACTTGGGTAGAGCAGAAGTTAGATTCGAGAGATTTACTTGGAGGAGTAGTTGAGATTAAGACCACTTTTGCAAATTTTTTAGATTTTTGGCCTGAGTACTCAACCGTTCAATCTATTAATGCCAATGTAGTGGAGGTATATAATGCTTTACCTTATAGAGTAGGCGATAATGTAAAATCATCTACAGGTGATACAGAAGCTACTATTGAAGCTATTGCAGAAAATACATTTTTATTTTTATCTAATGAATTAAGCTCAAACACTAGTGTTGGTTCTCCTATTTATATTATTAATTCTGATGCTGATTCAGAATCTTATATTGAAGACACATTTAAAATTGACCAATTAGAAAAACTTAATGATTCTTTAGCAACTTTCAACTTAATTTCTTTTTTACAATACTTTAAATTAATTACTCCCAAACGTAAATTTTACAAAAACACCTGTCAATGGACTTACAAAGGAGCTGAGTGTCAATATCCAGGACCTGGTGGGGGCACTATCCCTGGCACCACACTTTCAGCGAATTCTAACCCTATAGCTGCTAATAATGAAATTGCTGCAGATGTGTCGGGTGATGTGTGTGGTAAATCTATTCAAGCTTGTACCCTTCGAAATAACCAAATACATTTTGGAGGTTTTCCTGCAACAGGAAGAACAATCCCACGTGTCTAAAACTTCATGCATACTTCCCTGGATTCATCAATATGGTGATCTGTCTGGTAAATATGGTGTGTGCTGTTTCTCAATCTATCAAGACCAGAAAAATTCTTTCGGTGAAGGTCTATCACCAAAAGAAGCTTTCAATCATCCTTTCATAAAATCTACCAGACTTGCGATGCTTAATGAAGAGCAAGTTTCTGCTTGTAAAATTTGTTACAACTGGGAAAAAAACGGGATTGAAAGTCACCGTCAGAAAATGAATAAAAGATTTTCTGAATATTCTTTTCTGTATAACAAAACTTCAAGTGACGGACATATTAATTCTCCACCTATTTATCTCGATTTTAGGTTTGGAAACCTGTGTAACTTTAAATGTAGAATGTGTGGATCATTTGCATCCTCAGCTTGGTCAAAAGAAGCAAAATTTCATGGTATGATGAAAGAATCTGAACCAAATCATTATGATTATTGGACTTATAATGATGGCTTTTGGAAAGATATTGATCAGATTAAAAAATATATCAGAGTAATATATTTTGCTGGAGGCGAACCTTTCGTTCAAGAAGGTCATTATAAAATGTTACAGTTTTTAATAGACAATAATTGCAGCAAGAATATAGAACTAACCTATAATACAAATTTATCTTATAACGGAAATTTTAAAGGTTATGATATAGAAAAGCTATGGAAAAATTTTAAAAGAGTGGATTTGTGGCCAAGTATTGAAGGCTATAAGCATAAGGCAGAATATGGTAGAAAAGGATTAGAGTGGTCTTTATTTGAAGCTAATGTTTATAAGTTTTTACCATATATTTCTACATTCTCTGTTGTAGGTAATATTTATTCTATATCTTCAAACTGTGAACTTGTAAAGTGGATTAAAAGTTTAAACAAAGATTTTAATATAACAAACTTAGTTCATCCATCTTATCTATCTACAAGTATTTTAGATGACCAAACAAAAAAATTAATCATCGCATCTTACAATGAGTTTTTAAAATCTAATTTAAAAATATTTAATAAAAACGAAATAAATAGTATTTTTGATTCTCTAAAACACATGAGATATAACGACGATTCTCATTTATCTCAAAAATTTAAGCAATATAACGTAAAACTAGATTTATTTAGAAATGAATCTTTTGAAAACACTTATCCAGAATTAGCAGAATGGTACAAAAATATTTAGGATTCACCCATTCATATGGGGAAATGGATTGTATTGAACTAATTCGTCAATTTTATAAACAAGAACTAAATATAAATTTTCCTTTACCAACCTACCCAAAATCTAACGAGTGGATGAAGCATTTTTCTGCTGAAAGTGTAGATCAATGGGCATCAACATGCTTTGTAAAAGTTAAATTGACAGATGCACAAAACTATGATGTAATGGCATTTAAATCAGAAAAATCAAATTTAATTATTCATTTTGGTTTATTTTTAAAACCTACAAAAATGCTTCACATTGAGGAGGGGGGAGTCTCACATGTTGAAACTTTATCAGACTATTGGGTAAAGCGGATACATTCCTTTTATAGACATGTTAACATGGGCTGAAAAATATACTAACATTCCTTATAAACTATTTGGTAACAGTCCTCAACAAGGTATGGATTGTTTTAATCTTGTTGTCTATATTTTTCAAGACAAACTTAAGATAGACATACCCTACAAAAGCAGTGATTTTCTTAAAATTGTTGACGAGGCTTGGTTCGAAAAAACTCATGAAGAGCATTTTTTAAATGGTTCTCAAAATGGTGACTGGATAGAGGTAAACGAGCTACAACCTTTTGATTTAATAGTTATGTGTCTTGGAAGCACTAATGTTTGTAATCATGTTGCGATGTATATTGGAGACAATAAAATTATTCAGATGATGCAAAATCGACCCAGCGGAATTTATAAGTATCATAGATATTATAAACAATACACAGTAAAGAAAGTAAGATGGAAAAATTTAAAAAATTACTAGAAGATATGAATAATCATGCAATAAGAGATTATCCTCATGAGGCAGTTGGTATCATTACTAAAGACTTTACTTATGTTCCTTGTAAAAATATTAGTGAACACCCTAAAAACACCTTTATCTTAGATCCTGCAGCACTTGTAAAATATGATGGTAATATTTGGGGAGTATTTCACTCTCACCCAGGTGATGATAATCCCATACCTAGTAGTGAAGATAAAGAAAGTGCTTCATTTGAACAGTACAAATTTTTAGTTGGTTTTAATAACAAATTTAATATATATTGGTATGATAAAAATATTGACGCTTTGATTTTTGATAAGTTTGAGGAGCAACATCTTGTTGACTAAAATTCACATTCATTCAGCTTTTTCACAGTTGTTTCAAACCACATCATTACGTGCAGATTTAAATCGATACGATGACTTACCGAGATATTTAGGCTCTGTACATCCTAAATTTAAAGACTATGTTAATAAAATTTATTTAGGTGAAGTTGATGAAGGTTATGTGCTTTTAGATAAAAATTTGATGTTAATAACTCCTAATGATTTGCTGATGAAGGTAGTTAAGTCAGATGATGAGTTTTATGTGGTTCCTGCAATTATAGGTGGAGGTGGCGGTAAAGGGTTGAAAAAAATGTTAACTTTTGCAGCGGTTGCAACAGCAGCCTATTTTGCAGCGCCCTACGTAGTAGCAGGAGCAAAATCACTTTTTGCAACAGCTCCAGTTGGAGCTGATCCTTATGCCATTGCTGGAAAAGTTGGTCAATCTGTAGCTGGAACAACTGGTGCAGCTACAGCTTCTTCATTAAGTATTAGCGCTTCAACTCTTGCTGTTAACGCTGGTCTAGCTCTTGTAACCTCTCTTTTTACACAACGACCTGAAGCACTAAACTCTCGTGATCAATCGGTACGTGAAAATAACATGTTTGGTTCTTTACAAAATACAATAGATTCAGGAACTCCTGTCCCCCTAATTTATGGAGCACACAGAGTTGCAGGTCAATTTATTAGTGGGTATGTAGATTCAATTGATCACGGTGAGAATGATGATATCACAGTCTTGGAGCAGTTTGAAGATGACTAAAGATAATTATTTAGTGCATAATAATTTT